TCCGTATATGGCAATTACCAATTTATGTATCGTATATCTAACTCTCGCTAATAAATATAGAGATTGGTTATTTATCGTTTATTCTCATCTAATAAGATTCGTACCCGTTTTGCCTGTATACGAATTAAATTAGTCATCGATTTACGCCATTGAAGATTTAATGGTATAAAAAATAATTTTTCATCGTAAATAAACTGTCATTATACCTGATGATATATATCTAAAGTTCTAGCACTCGCATCTACAACACCTTCGATAAATTTCGGCATCCAAAAATATGGCAATATACCAGCTCTCCCAGGAAAATAAATCTCAAATAAATATCTATAATACATTTGCTCGGTTGTTGTCGGCACATTTACTTTATATTGCCCGACATCGGGAAGTTTAAATATTCCTGTGTCGATCAAATTATTCACTCTCTCCTGAATTATTTGAAACCACGATTTCGTCAACCCGCTCACACCGTCACTGAAAGCTTCTTTTTTCCTCCATATAATGGCGGCAGGCAATAAATCTGGATTACACTGTTCCACCGCCTTTCTTAATATATATTTTTCCGACTTATCCTTATTTGTATTTCTAACGTTTGCTGGGATAGATAAATAATAATCTACAAACGCCCTATCTAAAAACGGAGTTCTCGGTTCTAATCCGTGAGATGAAATGCATTTATCTGAACGCAATACATCAAACGCATATATATCTGCAAGAAGTCTCTTGCATTCTTTATCAAATTCTATATCGCTCGGCGACGCTTTAAAATACAAGTATCCCCCAGCAACTTCATCGCTCCCATCACCGTTAAAAATAACCTTTGCATCGCTATTTCCCGCAATATATTTACCAAGAAGGTAGTTTCCGACACTAGCTCTTACTGTCGTAGTATCGTAACTCTCTATATGTAATATTACTTCAGGGATAGCAGCAAAAAACGCCTCTTCTGGCACGACTATGGACGTGTGTTTAGACCCTATATGTTTAGCGACCATATTAGCATACTTTAAATCTTCCGACCCCTCAAGCCCGATGCTATACGTTTCCAATACTCCTTTATAATGAGAACTCACTAGAGCAGCAATTACACTGCTGTCGAATCCACCCGACAATAAACACGCTATACTACGGTCGCTTGTACCAACGACTCTTTTTTTAACAGCCGAATCTAGCAAGACATAAATGTCCTCCAACATATAATCTAGATGACGTTTATCCATACCTGCGTTATTTCTGATAAAATGCATTGTCGAATATTTCAGATTAGAACTTATTTTCCATTCGTTCTCTTCTAAAGTAGAATAACCCAAATAACTTCCAGGAGCAACGTGTTCTATTTTATTATCAAGTATACAACAATTACTTGAATATTCTTTAAGTGGGCACTTTTTATTTATATAGTTATCGAGCTCGTGTAAAACTTTCATCTCGGACGCAAACGCAATTTTATTATCATTTTCGTAGTTGATCGTATAAAGCGGTCTTACTCCATACGGGTCTCTGGCCACATATAACTTCTTTTCTGTATATCGATTATCAAATAAGATAAATGCGAAAACTCCGTCTAGTAATTGTAATGTATAATCAATGCCGAATTTTTTATATAAATGAATTATGACTTCACAGTCAGACGACGTACACGGCGTTACCTTTGCTATTTCAAACATATTTTTATAATTGTAAATCTCTCCATTACACACAATGGTTATATTATCGATTGTCAATGGCTGGCCAGACTTTTCGTCTAATCCGTTAATAGCCAGCCGATGAAACCCTAAAAAAAGGTTTGGCGAGGGTCGTATTAAATCAGATTTTTCAGGACCTCGTCCACGCCCCAACATAAAACATTCCTTAATACATTCTGTATGTTTTTCGCCGGTTAGACAACTTTGGTTCAATAGAGAGAAAATTCCACACATCTGTTAAACAATATATATAAAATTATCTATATTGTTTCATATAATTTTTAAACTATATTAAAAAAACCCCCTCTCATTTGCTCCATTCCCTTATCCGTAATTTTATGTTTTTTGAAACATTTATATGTATGTGTCTCGGTTAACATAGCAATTACGAAATATAAACAATATATTCCACACTCGGTATTGCTAAACTGGTGTTCTTTTGGCGCGTTTTGATCGAATTTCATCGTTGCCCCCAAATCATTTTTAGACTGGGCTATTATACGGTCGCATAATTTAATCACTTCGGGTGGAGCCGGGTCACCTACGCTATCGAAATAAAAAATAATTTTCTTTTTATAATCCAGAAATAATGACACCCAATGCGATCCGCCTTTATCGTGAGTATCGGTGTTAAATATAAATCCGATTTTAGTCTTTTCGTTATTTATATAGTGCTGTAAATTGAATTTACATAAATATTCGCTGACGCATTTATTTTGTGTTTCGGAATCTTCTGCATCAAAATCTATCGGAGAAGGCCCTAAAAATTTAAAACATGTATATCTGGCCTCGTATTGTCGCATTACGTTTAATATATCAGTCCCGCTTAGCCATTCATTTTTATTTTTTAACCACGATTTTGGAGCAATCGGACTAAACTCTGTTTTAACAATTTTCGAATATATCTCAGGTGGTATAAAGTCTCGCATAGTTAGAGCTATACACAATTCACTATCGCATTTCTCTCTAAGTCTGTGTTTTAATTCATTAAAAATATGTTTTTCATCGGTATGTAAAATTTTAGAGGTAGGATTGGTTTCATTGTATGCTCTTTTGATTATTTCAAGTGTGTTCTTAGATAAACACGTCGTATCGTCGCTCGCGCCAGGCGCACATGACGCGCGTTTAAACGATTTACGAGATTTTTTAGTAGTGGGCGAAACATATGTATATTTTTTGTGTTTATGCGATATATTACTAATATTTTTCTTGACCATACTATATAATGAGTTTTTCACAAAACTCAAATATATGTTTAATTCCGTCTAAATTGCGCAAGTCCGACTTCCCTTTCTACGACAAAAACAGTAAAATTTTATATTTTATCTCTTTATATTCGGTGAGAAATTTATACTATAAATTAGAGAATCGTAATAATGTATTTTATACGAAATCAGTTTATTCAACGAATAACTCCCTTCGTCTTAAATGCGGGGTCTCGTAAATTGATATCTATTATATGCGGAACAATCAATTTAGTGCGCCCTTTATTTTGCGTTTTTTTAATCACATAATTGTCCAGTCCAGGAACAGCAATGCTTTTTCTTATTAAAGCCATTTCGTCATTCGCGGGTAATGTGGCAACTGGTAATGGTTCACCTTCTTTCATTGTATCTGTAGAAGGGACGTGTTGTTTTTGAATAACCTCGGTTGTATCTATAGCTTTAAAATACCCGATAAGTTGTCTTGCATACTCATCAAACACCCCTTTCAAAATATCATTTTTAATATCTTGTGTAAACATTTCTTTAGTAAATGAAATTATTCTTTTACGATAAAAAACAAGTTCGGAATCATCTACATTGAGAGAAAGTTGTGTTTTTTTAACATGTGTTTTATATTTAGAACTTGTTAAAAATTCTAGTGTGGCCGAATCAGCTATACGTAGGTTTGTTTGAGTAGAATCCATACAATTATATATGTTTAATTGTCTTATTATTTTCGGCATTAATCATTTATTTGTATCAGAATACTATAATTTAGTGTCTTAATCTCATATACATCAGACGTTATTTTACTCCTTCGCACATTTAAAACGCCGATTATTTAAACTTAAAGATAAATACATAAAGTAATATAATGGAAAATTTAGGTCCAAAATTTACAAGGAAGTCATTAATAACAGATAGTTATTTGTCTGAATTAGGTTTAGATAAACAAACTTATTCCGAAAGAGAACTTAATGAAAATTTACAATTAATAAGTAAGCATCCAGAGTGTATTGTTGAAAAATATGATACTATGAATTGGAATGAATCAACATTTTATACAATAATTGATATTGCTGTTTATATCTCTGATGATTGGAACGAGGATGATTATTATAAATGTTCTATTTGTTTCATTTATAATAATATAATTGTTTTTATTGAAAGTGATAGCGAAATATCAAAACCATCTATTCAATATAAATATGTAAAATCTCAAATTGATATATGTGATTTGGATAAAATTAAAAAAGCATTTAAATTTTTATCGGCGTTTAAATGTGCGAAGGTGTAAACCAACTAAAATAAAATAGTATTGAACACCCAATTAAATGCACATTAACTATATTGTTTATATTATAAATAACATAATAAATTAATAACGTCGTCTCGTATAACCACGACCTTTCCTATTTTTTCTGGAACCGCCGGCAGATTTATTGACTTCAAGTTTTTTCGTAGGACGGCGGCGAGGAGGACCTGGGTTTCTTCTTAAAGTAACTAATGGTTGCCCTATCATTGTAGGGAAATCGCTGGTCAGAACTGGAGGAAATTCTGTAAGTGGAGTATAAAATACATCCTTGGTTAAGACCGGAGATGGAATCTTTTTCGGTCTTGCGCGGACCGGAGGGGGTATCTTTTTAGTCGGGGAACCAATTCTACCACGCTTGCTTAATACTTTACTTAATTCAATATCATAAAAATTAGCCATTATAATATAACTGAATATTATTATATTATTTCTCTCAATTACACACCATTATAATTTTTTAATTGTTGTCTGCTATCATTATTGAAAACATCTCTCCCCATACCATATATAGGCCGTTGCGTTTGTATCTGAGAATACACTTCTTGCTTAAATATCAACGGTTCATCCACGCCCCGCTTTTCTTTTATACCAGTTTTATATAAATCGCTATCAGTTGACGGAACATATACTGATTGGTCCGACTTCTGTAATGCAAAGAATTGGCTGCGTAAAGTAGATTCATCGTCGATTTTACTAGAAAATCCGCTCCACGGGGCTCCGCTATTCCCTGGATTGAAATTATTCGTGATATCAAATGACATAATTGGCTTAATATCCGTTTTGATTGGCGCCCGTCTATCGAGTATAGGCAGTCTCGCGTATTTTGTAGATACGGGATGAATATCAAAATTTGGTTGAAGTGGCTGAGATGATAAGTTACGCGAATATATTCGGTTGTTGAGTTCATCTACTCTTTCTTGGTTACACTGATAAAATCCGTTTATTACTCCACGCATAATAAATGGTGATATTATATTCTTATATTAATTGCTCAATTATTTATTATTATATTTATCTTAGTAAATATAATGAAGACTCCAAAAAATAAAAAAGGTGGTGCTGCTATTGCAGCAGGAGGGTTTGGATGTGTATTTAATCCTCCTTTGCAATGTTCTAATGGAAATATAGTAGACCGGACATATGTCTCGAAATTGATGGCGAATAAGTACGCGAAAGACGAGATATTAGAAATAGATAAAGTGAAGAGAGTTATTGCTCCATTAAGACCAGAAACGCGAAAATATTTTTTAATTGACGACTCGTTCGTTTGCAAACCTGCTAATATGACAAATTACGATTTAATTGGGTTTGACGCAAAATGTCACTATGCTATTGGTATAAGAGGAACCGATATTAACAAACCAGTTAATAAAAAAAAATTAAGTATTTTGCAAATGAAAAATGGAGGAGGCACAGTACATGATTATATAATGTCATTGTTACGTAGTAACAATATTGCCGCATTTCACGCAAAGTTCGTTGAATTAAATAACCTGATGGTAGGTTTATTAGAAAACGGAATTGTACCTTTGAACCAAGTCGATTATAATCATTTTGATATAAAGTCAGACAATATTTTAATCAATACAACAACAAATCCACCCCAATTAAGTATTATCGACTGGGGATTATCCGCAGAAAATACTAAAAAAAAGATTTCAAAAACGCCATCTCTTATGATTTATAATTTACCATATTCTTTAATATTACTTGGTCCAAATGCGCCAACATATATTAAAACGATGTATAATCAGTTTAAAATCGCTAATCCAGATAATACCGTTCAGGACAGTTTGACCGTAGCAAATGAAGTAGCAAAGGGTATAGTAGATGCCGCTATCTCACCCTCTCATTATCTAGTCATAGCACAACTAATTGTTCAGTCTCAGTCTAATTATGAAGTAAAGCGAGTTATCTGCGAATACGTTGCTGTCGTATTATTCGAATATGTTAATTTTAAAACAGGAGCATTTAATTCCCTAAAATATTTCAATGATGTTTTTTCCAAAAACGCGGATGTATGGGGATTTTTGAGTATATATTCTTATTTGAGATATGTCGTTGAACGACTGGTGCCCGACGCCAGGTTTGGCGCATTGTCTAAATTAGACGAAGGCATTACGGATATTATACAAGAATATCTTATTGGATACAAATATGCCATAAAACCTATGGATATACATGAATTGATTCATAAACTCCGACATCTAAATGATATAAACGATGCGGTCGCAATGAAACAACCGCAAATACGAATTCCGAAAGGCGTGCGGAAAACTGCGAGTAAGGTTATAATCGTATATAGTAATACACCTATAGCAAAAATTGTAAAACGGTGTCCAAACGGCACACGTAAAAATAAAAAGGCGTTAATACCTCCATGCGTTCCTAAATGATGACAAAAATAAAGTATATATTGAGTAATGAGTAAGATGATTTTAATAATGTAAATTTTACATTATTAAAAGTGATAAAAAATTAAAATATTATTTTACACCTTTGCACATTTAAAACGCCGATTTTATAGATAGATTTTTAATGTTTTTATGCTAAATAATCATCTTCAACTATTAATTTTATACCTATCGCAACTATTTGCGACGAAGCTAAGGTTTTCTTTTCATCAATATAATTTTGTATATAATAAACATTTAATCCTTCCTCAATACTATCTATACCAGGAAGACACATATCTAATGTTTCATGTAATAATAGATCTTTAAATGTATTATAAAATCTTGTAAATCTAATTTCAACCATACACGAACGTTCCTTACCAAAATCATTATTCGTAAATTTTATAATATCACCCCTTTTCATTTTTCTGCAAGTGTTTTCACTTATTTTACCTTCGCATTTTTTAATTCCCAATTTTATTAAAGTAAACCACGGTTCCGATATATATTCAGTATATTCAGTCATTGTAAATTATTTATATTTAATATTTAATATTTAATAATAATATAAATCAATTTTTTATTTAATTATAAAATCGGCGTTTTAAATGTACCAAGGTGTAAAAATAGCATCTGATTCTGATGGAAGAATTATGCGGAGATTTCTTGCGCAAGAGTAGTATAACAACACGACCAGAATATAATGATGTACTTGTGTCAAAGTTCGGTTTTTCAGAAACAAATATTCAAAAGTTATCAGGTAATTTTGAAAAATGCGCGAGAGGGTACCATCTCATAAACGACGACCCTATAAAAGAAACTCCGTGGGATGATATAAACGCGCAGGTGCTTAATTCGTCAGGTATAATCCATTATTATATTCAATAATTAATGTTCATTATGTGTCAATTTATAATAATACGTCATTTTATCAGCAATAATTTACCAATATTCGTATCAGACTCTAATGCTTGCTTAGCAGACAATCTAGCAAACCAATTATACGCAGTTCTATTCAATATTTGAGAAGAAGGTATATATAATCCAAGAGAGTTCGCAGGTAAAGAAATGTAAGTGGTGTTCATCAAATCGTCTAAAAGAATCACCTTCCCATCAGAATCTTTCGCACCCAATTCTTTCGCTGGAATAATTCCTACCGGACCACCATACGTGTTATTCTTATACAACCATCTACTATTTTCTCCCGTAAATTGCCCCTGCGAAACATAATCGGTTGATATATTTTTCTCTAAATGGTTTATATATTTCATTATAGTATCGCTAGATTTCTGGCAACCAATAATAATCGAGCTTGGGTAAACGGGACAAGTATCAGCATTATCGAAAGTATTTACTAACTCTCCAACAAACATACCATGAGTTTCATTGTATTTAATGTACGTTTGATAAAAGCTGGTAAAACATAAAAACGACGGGGGCAATGAAACGCCGCCGTAAGTGTACAATACTTTAGCGATCGCGAGTTCTCTTATATTGGTTTTAATTGGGTCTGGAACTAAAGATAAATCAATTTCCCACGACGGGATCAAAGTAGCAAAGGATGTGTCATCTATTATACATACATTAAAGTCATTCCCGCATTTATCTATGATGGACTTTACCGTTAAATATAAATACGGTTGGTTCAAATCGTCTGATGTTCTAGAGTAAAAACTTTTCCACCATCTGGAATTTTTTTCATACGTCATATGAACCCATAATATATCCTTTTTACTAATATCCGACATTTTATCTTTTTGATGCGTTTGGTTATTTACCAAAAATTTTTCAACTACACTGTAACTATTCTCTCTATCGTTGTCAATCATTTTTACTTTATAAATATTGTACAGGTAATTTATTACCAACGTTGCAATCAGCGTGTATATGTATACATTCATTAATATAATTATATTATATTATATTAATGAAAATAAATATCTAATTATTTAATGACCCCATAAATATGATTCTATCTCGTCCTGATCCATTTCAACCTGACCCATTTCACCCTCCAGTTTATAAATCATTTTTGCTCCTTGGTCTACTAATAATTGTGCCCAAAGTAAAGTAGTATGCCACGGTTCAAGTAGAGCATAAACTGTCTGTTCGTCTGTATTCACTCTCCACAATGAATAAGTTTCTCCCTGATAATCTATTGTGATGTCTGGGTCTAGTATAAGAGAAGAATTGTCATTTACAAACGGATTTTGCATAAATATTATTCCCTCGGGGCTTTCATATATAACGGGAAGAGATTCGGTTTCGGGAGGAGATGGAGGAGATGGAAGAGACGGTTGTTTTGATAATGGAAAAGGTTTTGGGGATTTATTAACAGGAGCTCCTCCCCCGCGTTTTGTCTTTTTTCGCTTTTTAGGATTTTTACTATTTTTACGAGTAGGCATTATTATACATAAATATAATAAAAATGAATTGTAAAAATCTAATTAAATATTACCTATTAAATAAGCTTCCACTTCGCCCTGGTTCATTTGTTCTCTATATGGTCTTAGGCGAAACATTGATGCTCCAAGCATTACTAATATTCCCGCATCAATAACGACCGCTAAACCCTTTTTAGAAAACTCTCCAACCAAAGGGAGATTTACACCATATACTATCCCTTCTCGTGTATCTTCCCTCCACAGCGTATAAGAGTGTCCGTCATAATACATCTCCGTGTCTTCGTCGCATACTAAATTAGAATTGTCTTTTTTAAAGGGGTTTTCAATAATCCCATCTAATAGATATTCCGATGGTATTATTTCATACATATCAGAAGGTATTTGGCGTGATACTGGTTTTTTAATGCATTTACGTGTTCCGTTTATATCTATATATCTCTTTTGTCGGTTTTTACATTTTTTCGTTCGACCGGGTATTTGAAGAGGAATTTCCGGAGAATCTACACGAGTTGTACCACCTCGTTTATTTTTTTTAAGATTTTTATGACTCTTCATTTATTATGTATAAACATAATAAAAAAATTGAATTGTAAATAATATTTTATTATCATTATCAAAGAATGGAAGACAATAACTCATGTAATGTTTGCACCGAAAAATACAATAACAGCATCCTCAAACCAGTGTGCTGTGAATATGGAGATTGCAATTTCACCATATGTAAAACGTGTGTGCGATCATATCTTTTGTCAACAACGAGTTTTCCGCACTGTATGCAATGTAAAAAAGCCTGGAGTGAAAAGTTTATTGTCATTAATTTAAATCGGTCGTTTATTGTGAAAGAGTATAAAACACATAGACGGTCATTGTTGGTGGACCGAGAAATAAGTAAATTGCCCGAAACAATGGCGTTTGTGGCAAATAAAACAGCAATAAAAGAAGCAGAAAAAACGGTGAATCAGTATTACGACATCGTAAACTCAAAACAAAAAGAATTTATGTTGGAACTGAAAATTATGAATGCGCATCTTCACGAATTAAGACTTAATGTAACCGCGTTATATACAAACAAACCCACCACAGAGGAACGCAGGCAATTCATTATGCCTTGTCCGGTAGATGAGTGTCGAGGATTCTTATCGTCTCAGCATAAATGCGGTCTATGTAATATATATTCTTGTGTTCATTGTAATGCTATAATAGGTCATCATAAAGACGACCCTCATATTTGTAACGAGGACGACGTAAAGAGCACCGAACTCATAAAAAAAGAAACTAAGCCATGTCCTACCTGCGGAACTCGCATTTATAAAATAACAGGATGCGATCAAATGTGGTGTACTGGGTGCCATAAAGCGTTTAGTTGGAAAACTGGCGTAGTAGATACTGGTAGAATACACAATCCGCACTTTTATCAATATCAGAGGGAAAATGCGGAGAATGGAGTTGCACCAAGAGTGCCTGGAGATGGCGCTTGTAATGGTTTAGATTTATACTATGCGGTAAATCACAGTATCGTGCGAAAATTGCCATTTGACGCGGTGATGCCAGGAAATAGCATACCTCTTAAAGGTCTTGTTATCAAGCTTCATCGTTTAATTCAAGATATTTCGGATGCTCGAATTCCGGCGATAAGACATACTATCACAGGTCTTGCCAATTTTGAAAATGAACGTTATCTTTATATAACAAAAATATGGACAAAAGAGGAATTGTCTAATGCTGTATATAGAGGAGATTCCAAACATAAAGAAAATACGGAATTGATACACATTTACGAATTATTGAGTGTGACTGGTATAGAATTATTCGCCAGACTTCTTAGAGAGGAAACTACGAAAGAAGTGTTTTACAACACAGTAGTAAATAGTATAAAGGAGTACAATAATCTCGTAGCGTATTGCAACGAACAATTCAAAACAATAAGTTTAACATATAATCATCGGGTCCCTTTTATAAATCAGGGGTTTGAATTAGAAAAGGTTAAACATACATTTAGACCACAGATATCCAAACCTGCGCAGCATAAACAGGGTCGTGTGATAGAAGAAACAGAACAAGAACCGGAAACAGAAACAGAAGACGTATTAATATTGACTGGAATTAGGAAAGAAGGCGATAGTGAAGGTGAAGATTAGTTCTTCAATATTCATAACAATACAAATAGGATAGCGCAATTGAGTAAATAATACATTGCTAAATGTATTAAATATATTAAACGTGTTAATATAAATGATGCCGTCCAGAAAGTTTTGCGAAACGGGTATTCTAGATTACGAAAACGGTGAAAGGTATCATCAAAACTACCACAATATGGGTCGAACTCCGTCCGAAAGATCTCTAAAAAGATACGATTCGAATGGTATAGAGATTTTCATTGTTACAACCAATGCAAAAGACGATACTACACCCATAATCAATACAAAAGACGATACTACACCCATAATCAATACAAAAGACGATACTACACCCATAATCAATACAAAAGACGATACTACACCAAACCAGAGTTAATCAGAAAAAATTCCTACAAAATCCTCGTTTTGCTGGTCTTCTCTATATATTTTTTTCAGCCCCTTCTGTAAAAAATTGTACGCTTTCTCGTACCCTTCGTCAATAATTATATCGTTATATTTATTAAGTAAATTCTCATGTCTAAAACAAGTACATTTAATTCCAGCAACAAATTTAAGAGAAGTGAGATTTTCGTTATGCATACAAGAATCACTTGTATGCGGGAAATGATATTTACGCAACATTTCTTTTCCAACGACCATTATAATGATAATATAAATAACAAGTCTTTATATTATCATCGTTGTATTTACAACGACACATCGTTTATAACTTTGCGAGCACATTCTATAATTTCGGATGGATATAGTAAATCTTTCAATACCTTAACCCCTCCTTTTATTTTTGATATATTTTCGCGCAATTTATAAGTGTATTTAAATTCATCTAAATCGTCACACTCAACACCCATATGAAAGTTTGACACACCGTCGCACTTTTCCATTCTTGTACATAAATCAGTATAATGCGTCGTTAATACAAAATTAACATTATTTTTTTTACTGATGTATTCAAGAAATGCGTATGCGCTCCCTATAGCTTCGTATGGATTCGTGCCAGAATAAAGTTCGTCAAACACACACAAATGCCTTTTATATACAGTATCCTTGGTTATTTCGTCTAATATATCTTTACATCTTCTGGCTTCTGCTTGAAAGAGACTGTCTCTGCCTGATGTATCTGGTATATTTATATAACAATGTATTTTATCATAAGGATTGATTATTGCCTTTTTATAAAAGCCGAATCCCATCTGCTGTGATAATATAACGTTAAAAATAGTTGATTTCAATAGCGTGGTTTTTCCGGCAGCATTCGGTCCAGTAAGTATGATACTTTTATTCAGCGAATAACTATTTTTTACAATTTCTCCTGTCGCAATCGATGGATGGAATGAATTTTTAAACGACGTATTATCGTTGCGTTTTTTCGAAAATTTGCATTTTCCAATAACGCCAGATTGATACTTGTTACATAAATCGCGCAAGTTAGATATATACCCGTTCAGTCCAAACGAATATTCCAGCGCCATCTGATAATCGATATTTTTATACAATTGATAAAAACATTTCATAACATGTCCAATCTGTTTTATTTTAGAAAAGGAGAGTTTATTTGGAAGTATACTTTCTAACTCTGATAAATATTCGCATAATACAGATTTATAAAATTGATTTGCATCAAAAAATAAAAAAAATGTAGGTAAATCGCTCCCGACTTTATGTAATACGTCCATATTAACCAATGTTCTCTCAATATAAGATTTTACAGTAAACAATTGTGTATGTATTTTCACCATATTTTTGTGATATGATATACAGGAACGCGTGTTTTGATATACCTGCAAAACATAAAATATAATAGATACGATAGAATATATTATTTTATCCCAGCTCGCTCCAGTTAAATTAAATATATGTCCTATATTATGTTTCGCAAATAAAAATTTAAGTATTTCTACATATTCTACAAAGGATACGTTTTTTCCTTGTACCTTTAAAATAAAAAACGGTAAAATAAGTAAAAAGACAGGCATAGCGAGAGAAATAATCGGCGACGCCATACTATATAAACTTAACAACTGAAGAAACGAGCCGCTGTTATTCAACCATTTGAATCTATCAATTTCAACATACTGGTATTTATCATAAAATCCTGTTTCTGTATGTATTTCGTTCCATATTTTTACTGTATTGTTTGCAATATCAGGTTCGACTATTTCTGTAACACTTTCCGACGAATTATTCAAGCTTTTACACAATCGTTTTATCAATTTTTGACTATCGATTAAAAAGGGCTTGTCCGAAGTGTAGAAATCGCACCACATCAAAGCAGTATGTTTTCCAAACACGTTTGGGGTTTCAAACACGACATTGTACAAAGAACTCTTGTCCGAGCTATTTTCTAATTCTAAATCAGTTTTTATATGCTTTTCTATTTCTTGATTATTGAGCAAATAACAAATAGGGAGTTTAAAAACACCGTCATTTTTTTTAATAATCTGAAGAGCCATAAATAATTAGTATATTAAAAATGTCTGATTTAATCTTATTCGTAAGATAATACCCAACGTAATTATATTAGATATAATTTATAATTATTATTATTATTATGCCCCCTAAATTAGACGCCGAAAAACTGAATCATGCGTTAAACAACCAATCAAATAGCGATATAATAGACGTGGATTTTAAACAGATTGAAAAGGATAAATTAGATATATTAAAACAATTGCCTCTACCAAAGTCAGCATTAGCAGAATTGATGAAAAAATTAAAATTATATCGGAATGTGAATACCTTACAAGAAATACACTATGGGAGATATATTAGATGGATACCTTTGACAAAAGGACCTGAAGTGAAACTCACAAATGGGGGGATTTTATGTAATATTAAAACTGATAAAGGAGAAGTGACGTTGGTATTCAAAAATAAAATAAATTCTTTTTTTCAAATAAATTTAACCGATAATATCGTGTTTCAAAAATTAACAGAACAGGAGCTGATTATTTTAACAGCAATCAAATATTTGTCTTAATTTATTCAAATTATGCTTTCTCTACTATGTGTTATAAATCCGACAACTTCGGTACATACCCGATTGTATGCGGATTCGTCAAAATCATCGTCGGCATTGATTTCGATAATTTTATATCCGGGTATTTCGGATAACCATTTATTGTGATAATCGTTACATTTTGTTAAATACTCAATTGGAATATATTCTCCAGGCCTGTTGCGTTTATTTACGCGTTTAAATGATATGTCCGGGGTTGTTTTTACGTAAACGTAAAATAGTTCAGGCAATTCCCCTATGAATGCATCGAACCATTTATTGTATATGGTATATTCAACGTCCTCCATTTTTTTTTCGTCGAATAGCATTTTAGCGAACACTTCTCTATCGGTAATCATACTTCTTTCCATAATAATAATATCATACTCTAAATTTAGTGATTTTTTAATATTCACCAGTCTTGATATATAAGCCATCATTTGAAACGCAAAGGCATACTTTTCTTGTTCTTTGTAGTATTTTTCTAGTACAGTTTTTCCTTCTGAATCTTTTACTTCATTCCATTCATCGACTGGTTCATCGATGTACCCTACTCTAATATTATTTTTTTTCTTGAAAAATTCTTTTAATTTTTCAAGCAATGTAGATTTTCCACTTCCAATATTACCCTCAATCGTAACGAATATTTTTTTTCTGTAAATTGCTCGATGTACATTAAACATCCAATTGCTAAACTTGACAATCCATACATACGATGACACCATTACAGAATATATCCATATACGATTAAACATAGTTAATTCCATCTTATACTGATACTATAATCGAGATGTTTTTAATTCAATTTAAATTTAATTGAATTAAAAATACCGAACTGTTAATCGCATTAAAATGGATTTCACTCAACGCAAATTATCTAAAGCCGAATGGATTGGTCTAGAAATCCCAGTTCATCCAAACGAGTTGAAAATCATCCAACTTATAAAAAACGGATATTTCAACTTGAAGGTATATACCAACAATGTTCAGTCAGTATTGACTTACCTTAAAATACAAAACAACGAGGGGGTTGATTCTTATGTATTCGAAACATACTTTCAAGAAGATATAAAAAAACTAGAGAAAAAATTCAGTTTGCGTGAATATGTAATTCCACTCGGTAAAAAGCATATATTAAAGAAAGCAGATTTATTTAGAATTCAGAATTCGGATGCAAAAATCACCGAAAATAAAAGCACCCTTTTCGAGTTTATCCTCTTCAAGATTCTGACTGATATGTTTTCCGAGAAAAAAAACACCAAAAACCCAAAATGGGTATTGCATTATTATACATTACAAGTTCTATTGACGTATAAAATAGATATAGTTAATCAACAATTGATTGCGTATATATCACACGTTCTAGCAACCATTTCAAGTGAAATATCTATCAAAGAATTGATTTATAATGGGCAAGAATTAATAGAAAAAAACAAATATCTTCTTAAATTTGCGAACGACGAACTATACGACCATCAAAAACAATTATTCGCAATGTGTAAATCGCCTTCTCCTAAACTCGTTCTTTACATTGCTCCGACTGGGACTGGAAAAACTTTATCGCCTATAGGATTATCTGAAAATCATCGGATAATATTTGTATGTGCAGCGAGACACGTCGGACTAGCTCTAGCAAAATCAGCAATTTCTATTAATAAAAAAGTTGCATTTGCGTTTGGCTGCTCCGATGCAAATGATATACGCCTACATTATTATGCAGCAAAGACATACGATAAAAATAAACGAAGCGGCGGAATCGGAAAAGTTGATAACTCCGATGGGTCAAATGTGGATATTATTATAACGGATATAAAATCGTACCTTTACGCAATGTATTATATGTTAGCATTCAATGAAAAAGAAAGGATTATCTCATATTGGGACGAACCAACAATAACAATGGATTACGAAACGCATCCTCTACACGAAACCATTCACGAAAACTGGAAAAAAAATAAAATACCAAATATGGTCCTTTCTTCTGCGACTCTTCCACACAAAGAAGATTTATATGAAACTATCCAAGATTTTAATGCAAAGTTCTATGATTCCGAAGTGTATGAAATAGTAAGTTATGATTGTAAAAAAACGATTCCACTTATAACAAAAGAGGGATTTACTGAAATGCCTCATTATATGAGCGACAAATACGACGATGTAATAAATATGGTAAATCATTGCCTAATTCATAAAACGCTTTTACGATATATAGATTTAGGAGAAGCGTCGGCATTTATTAAATTCATAACCGAGCATGATATCGGTATAGGTGCTTCACCGGAAAACAAATTTATTAAAAATGATATAATTACAATCGAGAATGAATTTCCAAAATTATTGGACGTGAATATGTACAATATTAAAATGTATTATTTGACACTCCTAAAAAATATAAAGCCGTCTCTTTGGGCTAATGTCATTGCCTCGGCATTGTCTTCTCGAAAAAAAAAATACGAGTCTGTTGTTAATGTTGTAACCAATGACGCACATACATTAACTGATGGACCTACTATATTTATAGCGGAGGATGTAGATAAAATCGCAGCATTTTATATTCAACAAGCGGCTATACCTAGCGAATTGAGCGATAAAATTAATGATATAATAGAGGCTAACGAAACTCTGAACGAAACTATAAAAAAAGAAACAAATGAGTTAGATTATATAACAAAAAACGACAAAGACCGGAAAAAAGGAGATATAGATAGAATGTCGCCTGAGGCAAAGGCAAAAATGGAAAAAATCGGAGATTTAGTTTCTTCAATAAAATCTGTTAATGTTCCAGCACAATACATACCAAATACACGGGAACATTTATATAAATATTCAAGTTTATCTAATAGAGACGATTTGGTTAATATTCCGTTTACAGGAGACATCTCGGACGAAGACGTAATTAAAATAATGAAAATAGAAGATTTGGATGTTAATCTCAAGAAACTACTACTTATCGGCATTGCTGTATTTTCGACTAAAACCAATGATAAATACAACGAGATTGTAAAAACTCTGGCAAACGAACAAAAATTGTATATGATTATAACATCGTCAGATTACATTTACGGGTTAAATTATCAATTTTGTCACGGATTTATATCAAAGGATCTCTGCGGAATAAGTCAAGAAAAATGCATACAGACTATGGGGAGAGTTGGCAGAAATAAATTACAATATGATTATAGTATCAGGTTTCGAGACAATGCTCTAATATTTAAATTGTTCAATAAAGAAGAAAATTCGCCTGAAATAAAAAATATGAATACATTATTCAATGAATAATGTAATAATTTATGTTGTATTATAAGTTAATTCTCTGCGGATAAACGCGGTATAATTATATGATATTCAATATCATACGAAGAATTGTTGTATTTTATATTTTTTTTATACACAAAATCATATAATTTAGATAGATGTCTTATAACCGTGGAAAATTTATTATAATCATTATTCACGTTGGCAAACCTTTCTTTCGACTTGTGGTAAAATGGTGCAATTTTTTCACAGAAATCATTCAATGTATTTTTATAAATACATTTATTGAAAAATACCCCCGACACTTTATACATATTATTTTCATATTCAAAGTTTAAATCTAAGAATTTGTAAAAAATATCAATTGGTGGCTTTAGTTTAAACAACTGTTTAAACTTGATTGGGACACATTGCGTCATTATTGTTATTAGTATTATTAAATATTTTAATTATATCATTTGTCAACAAATATAATTCTATCTTGTCTTCATGTATTGTGTGAAATATAGTAGTATATTTACATATACATTTTATTATCTCGTATTTTTCCGTTTCACTCAATGTATTATTTAATTTTATATGAGTTAATAAAAAATCCAATATATCTAATACCGAATATCCGTTGCTATGTATATAATTTATAATTTTGATACCCTTTATCAAGTTTCTCTCGTTTTTACAAATATCTATAAATGTATCAAAGTTTAACACGGATAAATTGCTACATATATACATTACCTCATTTATACCGACGTTTACCCCCATTAATTTTATTTTTTCAATATAATTAATCATAACATTCAATTTACTTTTGCTTACCGCTATTATATACTCTCTTGCTTCGTATGTAATGTCTATTTGTTCTGCAACGCATATTTTATTCAAAATACTATGTATTTTATCGGGATGTATAATGTGAATAAAAACAACGTCTACTCTTGATTTAATGTTATTAGATACGTTGGATAAATTGGTACAAGTTCCTATAAATTGTACCGAATTTTTACGAGAATCTATTTCAGATTTGAGTACATTCTGTAATTGGGTGCTTAGTAAATCAATGTCATCTACAACAAGTGTTTTTTTAATCAACGAATTGGTTTGACAGAAAACATTAATTTCGTTTTTATAATTGTTTGTATTAGATTCTGATAGATTATTTATATACATGACGTGTTTATTTCGTATAGTTAAATTATCGTTAATGTAATAATCATTTACTATAGCATTCAATAATTTGGATTTTCCTACACAGTTATTGCCAACTAATAGTAAATTCAACTTTTTAATTTGAATCATATTTTTAATAAACCGTATAAGATTTTCATCGTGTGAAAAATCATCGAGTGTCTTTGGATCATACGTATGAAGTATAGTCTCTGGCATAATTTTAAATAGTATAAGTTAATCATTGATAAGTATTTAAATCTATAATTATAAATGTATTAATGGACCGAGACACAGCACAAATCAACTGTTATGATATTCTCGGTGTAACTAAAAATTCTACGCAAGAGGAGATAAAGGCTAGTTACCGAAAACTTACATTAATAAATCACCCAGATAGAAACAACAATAGTATTGAGTCTACCAGCAAAATACAAGAAATAAATAAAGCATATGAAATTGTAGGAAATCCAGAATCTAGAATGAAGTATGACAAATCCTTTCGCAAACTGAATAATTCAGTTAGCGAAGCTCAGTTCAACTCGTCTGAGTTTTTTGACTTTTTAAGTCGTAATATCTTCGACAAAGTGGGAGATATTGATATCGGGGGGATGCGTTTTAATACAAAGGGGTTTAATGCTGACAGTATCAAGCGCACCTTGAATAAACCACCACCTATTATAATAACCGAAGAAATTACATTTTCCAAATCATATACTGGGTGCACTGTACCTATCAGCGTAAAAAGAATAATTATAGAACAAGACATCAGGCGAGAAGAAACCGAAACGTGTTATTTGAATGTTCCTATTGGCACTGACGACAATGAAATTCTTGTCTTGTATGAAAAGGGGAACATTAGCGGAAATAGTGTCGGCGACGTAAAAGTTATTATAAAAATAAAAAACGATACCGAGTTTAAACGTTCCGGCCTTGATATATTTTTTAACAAAAAAATATCATTAAAGGATGCGCTGTGTGGGTTTTCGTTTGAGTTATCGTATTTATGCGGTCGGACATTTAAAATTGCTAACGGTGTTGGAAATATAGTTACGCCGAATTACTCTAAAGTTATAAAAAACAAAGGATTTTCCAGGGGAGAACATTTAGGAAATCTGATTATAGAATTTACAGTGGTATTCCCCACCACGCTGAATTTCTCTCAAATATACGAGTTAAAAAATATTTTATGATTAAAAAATTGAAATATTTTTTGGATATCAGCACAGTATTATTGATGACGCACATTAAAATGTTAAAACAATCTAACATAGGCAATGACGTATTAGAAATATCACCGCCCGAAACAAACAAAACGAAAAACTCTTTCGGTACAGATGGTCCGAAAGTTAATATCAATAACGACTCGCCGTGTTCTAAAATAAGAAAGAAACCTAGAACCTCGCGTGCTCCCTGTGTCAAAATAAATTCTACTCCCGTGGATATTGATATAGAAGAACCGCAAGATTCATCGAATAAAAGAAAAAGGGGCAGACCTCCTAAATTTAAAAATGAAATTACTAAATCACATTGGCTTGGATTTTTCGCATTTGTATCAGAACATGCATATTTTGATGTACCTAAATAGCGGGTTACGTAAGTGTCGATAGGATTTTATTAAACCCACTTATAACGTAATAGGTGTAAAAATGTAAATTAGGGCTATGCGTATGTGTGAACGATTCTATGAAATTTATGAGGGACTGATTCACAAACTCTTGTTTATTTTCTATTATAAAAATCGATAACATTTTAAATATATGATATGTTTCTACGTTATATGTATATATTATCGATTGGAGTAAATCCATTGACGGTTTAACATTATTAGGAATTTGTAACGCGTCGAACAACGATTGCACTTGACTGCAACCGAAAATCTCTATTTTATCTAGAGAGTTTGCGTTTAATTGAATGTAATTAATCATTCCTCTTAGGTCGTAATTATATTTTAAGCATATATCAATTAGTTTACTTTCAGGCACGTTGAGATTTTCTCGATTGCATATTGTTTTTAAAAAACTTATAACCGTTGTAGTGGGCAATTTATTTATAGTAATTTTAACAAATTCGTTCTGCAGAGATGTTGTTATTTTACTTATATAATTGCACATAATACAAAATACGACAGATGGCTTTGCTATACCTTGAATAATTTGTTTCAATGAATGTTGCGCAGAATTTGTCATAGAGTCTGCTTCGTCCAATATGACGAATTTTTTTCCAACTGCGAACATTGTATCGGATGTAGCAAATTGATGAATTTGATTTCGAATGACATCTATACCACGGTCATCCGACGCATTTAGATGAATAATCAATTCCGAAGAAGAAGAGCTTTGATTTATTTCATTGTATTTTTTAATAAGAGTGATTATAGTTGTCGTCTTTCCGCACCCTGGAGGGCCATATAATAATATGTTTGGAAATATATTTTTAGAAATAATATTATTTAATATTATTTTATTTGTTTCATCCATCGCCACATCATATAAATCAGAAGGTCTGTATTTTTCGACCCATGGAGTAGACTCTGTCATTGTTTATACTATCGCAATATCTTTAAACGACAAAATATATTAAAGATATAATCATACTATAAGTAGGTATGGATATTCCAGTGAATACTGGTTTTCTAGAAATAATACAGGGTCCGATGAAATCTGGCAAAACGTCGAGATTAATCACCCTATATAAACAATTTACGTTTTGCGAAGTTCCAGTGATTGTTATAAATAATCAAAGAGACGATAGATATTCATTGACACATCTATCAACTCACGATTTGGTCACTGTGCCTTGTTTAAATGCGATGCGACTATCAGATATAGTCACTTTATCTGATACTGAACCATATGGTCCAAAATCAGAAGAATTCGTTAACACCAAGATAATTTTAATAAACGAAGCACAGTTTTTCGAAGATATCGTTGAATGGGTCACTTTGGCGGTTGAAAAATATAATAAAAGTGTTTACGTGTGTGGATTAAACAGCGATTTTAGGAGATTGCCGTTCGGCAATTGGCTTGATTTAGAGCGAATATGCGACAAAATAACCCATCTTACTGCGCTGTGTGGAAATTGTAAAGAACGTGTTGCGTTATTTAGTTACAGAAAGTCTGAAGAGACGGAGGTTATAATAATCGGAAACGAAAATTATATTCCGGTTTGTCGGAGATGTTGGATATTGTTGGACTCTAAATGATATAAAAGAATATAAAAATATATTCCGATTATTATCAATGGTGGTAGCCGAAAAAAAAAAGAGGGGAAGAAAACCTAATAAATTAAAAAATGTAGTCATTCCCGAACAACCTCCATTGCGCGAAATAGTAGAGCAGGCGTCTGATATAAATGTACATAAAAAACGCGGAAGAAAACCCAAAGGTGGTAAGATTTTGACTAATGTTGCCGAACATATTGCAGTAAAAGATATAGAGCCCAATATAATTCTACATCTTAAATGTAGTATGTCCGATTTGTCTAAATCCGTAGAATACGGAGAAATAGATTCGTTTCAGTTTGATAAATCAAAGGGTGTAGAATTATTGTGCTATGATATTGGATTATCGCCAAATTCTTTTGCAAAAGAAACCACTGAATACGAAAAATATAGCCATTATACACAAAAAAAAGAAAATAATACTGATAAACCATTTCACAGTTTATCGTCGGTACATCATATTGATAAAAAATCGGATTGCTTTTGGTGTACATGTCCATTTTCAGGAAATGCGATTAATATCCCAATAAGCTTAATTGCTGGCAAATATAAAGGATATGGTGTTTTTTGTATGCCCGAATGCGCCGCTGCCTATTTATTCAGCGAGCAAATTGATACAACTGTAAAATTCGAAAGGTATGCGCTATTAAATAACGCGTACGCAAAAAAATATAACACGAATGTAATACCGTCAGCTAACCCGTATTATACATTAGATAAGTATCTGGGTACTATGACGATAGATGAATACAGAAAAATATCAAATGGCGGTAAGATGATAACGACTCTTAATTATCCGATGTCGAGAATAATGCCAGAGTTACACGAATTTAATAACGATACCGACAATTCCGAAACAATTAAAAATGCACACAAATTTAAAATAAAACGGAAATCAAAAGTCGATAAAACCGAAATATTAAACAATAAATTCAACGTTCAGTCTACATAGGTTTAGTATGTTTAAATAATTCGTGGAACTCTTTATATATCTGCTGGTTTACAGATGCTGGTACATCGGTAGATTTATCCGGTTTATTTATCTTATATATATTCAAGTATTCTCTCACCACACTAAATACATCTCCTTTAAAAATTGCCAATTTAGCGGATGATTCTTCTATTGTGTAATCCGTGTGTCTCATTATCATATTTATTTTTTCTTCCTCCATTACAATAAATTAATATTTTATTGTAATGCAATAAACGAATCGCCCATACGATTAATCATTGAATATTAATAATCAACTTAAATACATTTATATCAAGTAATATATGTTGTTTTTAAGTATATTAACATGTTGTTTTTTAACTAAAAAGGCATTTGACTATATTTCATCCAATATTATGAACGATATATACATTAAAACGTGTTTACATATATACGAACTATATGAAAATTCTATAGTAAAACTAAAATATATAAAAAATTGGTTTAACAAGAACAATAAGATTGAACCAATACAATGTATAAAATCCGGGATAAGCACGAATTATACTATACTTGAGTTTCATCAAATAAAAAATGGATGGTGGCATTGGTATGATTTATGTCTTTTAAATATTCCAAATGAAACATACAATTGTGAAAAGTATAAAACCAAAGTTGTCAGATTTTACCCAAATAAAACATCAATCGATATACATATGATAAGCAATGTAAGATTTATGGATGTAAGAATTATGTATAAAGAAACTTTTTATAAAATAAATTTCGGAGAGAGAAACTTTTATATGGTTGATAATATTTTATTCGATGCACCGTTTATACAATGGTGTATGTTTGAATATCATAATGTACAAATGGTAAAAGATGATGTTTACGAATGTGTTATTTTAGACAATAATGTAAAATCAATTACTCTAAAAAACAATTCGCACATAATAATAAATATCGACGATTATAAAGTTTTAGGGTAAAATAGAAAAAATAATATCGCAATTAATATAATTGATATGATTTATATTATAATAACTACATGTTTAATTAATAAAGTCGGAATTAAAAATAATGTAGAGAGAAAAGACAGATACACGGTTTGTATAAAAAACGCGTTAAAAATGATAGAATCCGACCAATCGTTCAAACCTATCATAGTCGAAAACAGTGGGTGTTTTACACAAACCTTTTTAAATAGTTTTAACTGCGATGTTGTATATACAACTAATAATAAATTGAATTTTCCACACAAAGGAAATAATGAACTTTTGGATATAAAAGAGGTGATACGTCGATATAATATTAATGACAATGACACTATTATAAAATTAACTGGTCGGTATAAATTATTGAATTTAAATTTTCTGGATTTAGTTAAAAAAACGCATGATACATATGATGCGTTTGTTAAATTTTATAATGTATGTACAAACCAATATATTCTAAATGATTGTGTATTAGGATTATTTGCGATTAAATGTAAATACCTAAAAGAATTTAATTATAAATTTATAAAAAGCGCAGAATGCGAGTTTGCAGAATATGTAAGAACAAAAATAAATAACTTAACTGAAATTAATCAACTAGAGATAGAATGTTGTTTTGCCGACGATTCAAGATTACTTATAGTTTAATTTAATTCTATACTATTTTATTTCTATATATTATATGCCAACACAAGAAGAATTAAGGAGACAACGAGACGAAGAATTAAGATTAACCCAAGCGCAGGCGCGGCGGTTAGACGAGTTTAATACTATATACGCGCAACAGATGCAAGGCAGACAAAGAACACCGAGAGGGTTTTTAACCGAACCACTGCTTTCTCAGCAAATTGGTCCTCGTTCTCCTGCTATTTTAGCTGGACCCGTCAATGAGCCAGGAGTCATAATGCATCAGCCTACGGCACAAGATAAGGCCTGGGTCGATTTAAGCAATACTCATCTTGACCATGCAGGCAATCTATATACTAATTACGACGATACATTCGACAAACTTGCGTCCCAATATCCGAATGAACAAAACTGGCTCGAACAAATTGAACGCAATGCTCACGCAATAAACGCAGAGATCGATAGAATTATCGACAAGTGGAAGAAAAGTGTAGGAGGAGTAACCCTCTCTGCTGCAAACCGCGCAGAATTAATGCGAATAGCACCAAATAACGCGAATAAAGAAGAGATAACAAGATTGATACGCCTTTATAAAGAAGACTCTACATTTTTATCATTTTTAAAGGTAAAATTGAAATCGTTGGTATATAAAACGCTTGTTTATGCTGGGAATTTAAATAAGAAAATGGATAAAATTATTACTAATTATCCTCTGATTGGCTCGTGTCTTGCTATAGGATGTACTCCTCGCAGATGTCATGTCGGAGATGATTCTTGTAAGTTAGCCAGTAAAATAAAATGCGCGTCAGATATATGCGGTAGTTCGCTAATGGTATATTTTGGTTATATAATATCTAATTCTCTTTACGACGAACTTACTAGACAAATTCTGATGATAATGGGTGCCCCTCAATCAAGAGAATATAGCGCCCTAGGCGGAAAAGGAAGGACCAAAAAGGGTAAAGGTAGGACAAAAGGTAAAGGTAGGACAAAAGGTAAAGGTAAAGGTAAAAGTAGAGGTAAAAGTATGACCAGAAAAAATATCCGTAGTTAATATAAAACTAGTTCGCATAGATGCATTATTAATGCAATTGTATAATTAAATTGTATTAAATATATAATCATATATAATAGTACGATATGTCGGCGACATACAAACCTTCTGTTTATAACAACTTTAACGACAAATGGGCTTTATATGGCCACCTCCCGCATGACACTGATTGGACGTTTAAGAGTTATAAACAGATTGCTCAAATATGCTCGGTAGAGCATATGATTGCCATTTATGATAAATTGCCAGACGCACTAGTTAACAACTGTATGTTATTTCTTATGCGAGGCAATATTAAACCTATATGGGAGGATCCGAAAAATATTAGCGGGGGGTGTTTTTCATATAAAGTCCACGTAAATAATGTATACAATGTATGGAAGAGATTATCGTATGCATTAGCTGGAGAATCTTTATCATCCGAGATTCCGTTTAAAATTATCAATGGTATAACAATTTCGCCCAAAAAGAACTTTTGTATAATTAAAATTTGGTTATCGTCGTGCGAATATCAAGACCCTTCTAGTATCTTTCAGATTTCAAACGAAATATCACCGGTTGGGTGCTTGTTTAAAAGACACTTTTAATACTCATTTAAAGAATATATATTATTTATAATAATGTCTGTTATAAATAATACCAAGCAGCCGAACCAGTCGAATAAATTATATCAAAAAAATATATTAACTATACAAACATTACAGATTGCACCAATCCGAACTCTTATGAGTGCATTGAAAGATATTTTATTGGAAACAAATATAGTATTCACAAAAGAGGGGATTAAAATAATAAATATGGATAAATCGCATACTATTCTTGTTCATTTAAATTTAGAGGCGAAAAATTTCGAATTGTATGAATGTAAAATGGATAAAATAGTTATCGGAGTTAATGTATTCCATTTATTTAAACTTATCAATAGCATTGATAACAACGATACTCTAACTATTTACATTGAAGACACTGATTACAGTGATGGAGTTGTACAGTTTCTGGGATTAAAATTTGAAAATGCAACAATCAAACAACAAAAAATTCAAAAATTGCGTCTGATAGAGCCAGACACAGACGAGCTATCTTTACCTGATATTAAATTTTCATCTATACTTAATCTCCCGTCACTGGACTTTCAAAAAATAGTAAGAGATTTAACATGTATTTCAGATAAAATCGAAATAAAATCTATCGTTACCGTCAATGGAGTAGAGCTTATTTTTAAGTGTTCTGGAGGGTTCGCCGAGGCTGAAATAAGACGAACAGAGTCTGATGGTAATATGGAATATGTTAAAAAACAAGATGTAAGTAAAATTATACAAGGAGAATTCTCTCTGACAAATCTCGGATATTTCATCAAATGTACTAACTTGTGCAATCAGATAGAACTATATTTAGAAAATAATTTACCTTTAATCGTGAAATACAATGTTGCTAGTTTGGGAGTTATTATGCTTGCATTGGCAAGCATACCTTCTTCTTAATTGTAATATAATATCATCAATAACGATTTAAAGAAAACCAGCATATTATGTAATAATGACCGACACAAGCCCGACCGAAACTGTTGTTACAGCAACCACCGCACCTGAACAAGTTAAGACTAAGGCGAAGCGTGCGCCAACCGAGTACAATAACTTTTGCGCCGAGACCCTAAAGACTCTTTCAAGTTTTCCTCCAAAGGAGCGTTTAACCGAATGTGGTCGCTTGTGGAAGCTTCAACAAGCAGGAAAACCCAAGACTACTACTGCTACTACTACTACTTCGACCACTACAACTGCGCCTGCATCTACCGCGTCTTCGGTGCAGAGCGACAAGAAAGATGCAGTAACTTCTTCCGAACCTAAGGCGAAGAAAGCGCCTGCTGAGAAGAAATCCCCTACCGAGAAAAGTGCCCCCGTCAAGAAACAGGCTATGCCCAAAAAAGAACAATCGGTGGCTGCTCATTAATTAATTAAATTGGTCGCAACGATTTAGTAAACAACAACATACCTATAAATAAACATAATC